TTATAAAATCCGTTTTATAAATATATAAGGAAATCCTGATATACCTCGTGCATCCGTTGTTTTTCCAGTTCGATGACCACCACTTACTGAATCTGTACTTGGACCAGTAACAGTTGTCGAAGGATAACCGTTTAATAATAATCCACGTGGTACTCCATCTCCATAATAACCTGCCGCAACCAAAGAACCCAATCCCCCCGTTGCACCTTGCGGAATATCAAAGGAAATAGAAGTGGAAGCACCATGTCTATGTCCTTGAAATCGATCTCTTCTTCTAAGTCCACCAATCCATTCACTGTCAGCATCCATTACAGAAATAAATCCTCTTCCTTGAACCGTAAAATGACGGACCTGATTGGTAATCGTAGTTCCTGCGGTGATGTCCGGCAACCTATGTTTGTAAAAACGAATCTTAACACCGGAAAGAGATCCGCTTGAATTCGCCGCGGTACATGTGAAACTGATTGTTCTACTCGCGGAAGAAAGAACCGTAATAGCCAGTGTCGCGTTTGCAGGAACACCTCCGATCGTTTGTAAAAGAGTTCCAGTCATCCAATTCGTAAAAGAACCGTGAACTAAATTATCCTCAACAAGCGTGTCGATTATCTTTTGGCAAGCGGTTGTATTTGCAAGAGTTACTGTCAGAATATTACTTGAAATCGTGTAACTGATCGCATCAAAATCCGTTACATTACTTCCCAATGGATCGTAACGAAGTGGTTGATTCAGCCAATACGAAACTAAATCTGGCATTCCACCGCTCCCAGTCGAATTGATCAATTGATCCGGAGAAGCCAAACAGAACGCTGGAAAATCAATTGAAGGACTTCTTAAATCGTCCATCCAAAACATTTCTCCTAAAAATTTACGTTCTTGTTTGAACGTTACGTCTATAAAGTTTTTAGAATATAAATAAGCCTGGTTAATTCCTTGAACAAGTTTAAGAGGATGATTCACATCTGGATTGATAGCTCCGACCAACTCCCCGTGTAAGTCTGTAACCAATCCTGTTTTTACGGAACTCGCCTGTTTTTCTTCGGTGATTTGTCCGTCTTTGATATTATTTGTAAAAATTCCTCTCCAAACTCTTAGATCTGTGCCTAGGGTTACAACTCCAGAAGCGTTAGACGAAATTAATCTCAAAGGAACATCACCAACAACGAGTGAACCTTGTCTTGTTAGAATTTCAAAAGAATTATCTCTCCATAAATTCGGACCATCGCTTGGAAGATTAGAAGGACTATTATATTGCGTTTCTAAAAACTTATGACGAACTATGAGAGTACAAGTAACGTTATTCGGAACCGGAATTCCAGTAACTGGTGTTACTTGAATCCTTTTTCCTTCTATATCATAAGCAATTAAAGTATCAATCAAATCCACACGATTTGGTCCCGAACCAACCACAATCGTTCCGCCATTTTGGATTCCAAATCCCAAAAGATCCAGATCTCGATCAATGACCTCTTGGCTTTTTGATTCTTGTTCTTTTTTCCAATCTTCTGGAAAAACCCTTTTGCCTACGCTTGGAAATTCGATCCCTGATAATTTATCCATGATTGACTCCTTCGAAAGACGGAAAATCTATTACAATCGCTTCCAACTCGTTATAAAGTACATTTACATTTGTTTTTGTGTTATTTTCAATTTGTAAAATTAATTCTCTTTTCAACTTTTTACATACGCCACTAAAAGATTCATATACATTCGACTTAGCTAAAATAGAACTTGCAAGTTCTGTAATATCTTCATTATCTTGACTTTTAGATTCGCTTACTAAACAGATAAGTTCAGACTTAAGACTCTCCCGTTCTTCAGCACTTGTATAAATCCATCTTTTGGCTTGTGGAGCCAGAATCGGCCAAGAGAGAGGTTCTGCTTTAGGATATTTAGAAAGAATTTGATTCATCGCTTCGTCAAACTTAGCGTAAATTTTTTGAATCTTCTTTTCTTTATAAGAGGAAATCGTCAAAAGACCACATTGTAAAAGTTCGAGTTCCGTTTTTGGAACCAACCTTTCCTCTTCTATTTTCATATTTTCCGGAATAGAAATCAAACCTCGATCTGCTTTTTCGGAAAGAGAAAGTTCCTTCAATTCCCCACATTCAAATTTAAAACCTTCCGGAGGAAATGAAATTCCTTGGTGAATTTTTTTCTTTTTCTCTTCAGACTTATCTCGATTAAAAAGCTCCACTTCCAATTCTATAGACGACAGGTTGGAACATAGATATTCCTCCAAAGATTCAGAAGAATAGACATATATTTTTTCCATGATTGCTCCTTCAAAGGAGCGATTAAGTAGTTTAACTAATATTAAAATATTAATTAATTTTTATATTTAATAAATTGAATACTCTCGAATCTTTTCGGCTCTACGAGAATGAAATTGGCCCGTGATAACTCCTCCCATCACGAACGGATCAAATTCTCCTCGCTCTTCCCAAAGTTCACATACGTTTCCGCCTATATTCACGTTTTCGATAGATTGAACAAGAGCGGATCGATTTAAAGAATCGGGAAGTTTAGGAAAAAAAAACCTACATCTAAATAAAAGGTATTTTCTAGACATCATTCTTTGATCCAAAGCGCCTCCCATCACGAAACAATTTTTAGCTTCTTCAGAGTTATATACTTTAAAATAACGGATCTCTTCCGGATTAAGTCCCGTCGAAAATTGAATGATCTGTTTTTTAGAAGACACAGAAGCAATCGACATTTTAAAAAGTTTGGCGAGCAAAAGTCTACTTCGATACGAATCGTCCGATTCTCCCGGAAGTTTTTCGATCTTGTATCTGGCTCCCCACAAAATCAAACCAAAGCCGTCGCTTGTTTCGAGCCACATCTGTCTATAAAGCCAACTGAGTCTTACTGCTCTTTCATTCAAAATCGAGAGAATAGATCTTAAAATCTTATACCAAAAACTATCTACTCCCAATTTACGTATTAAACTTCTCTGATTTTTCCAAACGGTCGAATCGAAATCAAAAGTAAATTTATCAAACATAGACCACACCAATTACTTGAAATCCTGAACCTGCATTTGCCAAAGAACCCGCAGGAACATCAACATTTCCTAATGGATTGAATTCTACATCGATACAATTTGGAAGAGTTTGATATAAAGCTTTTAACTGTGCGTCTACAAAGTCCTGTCCTTCTTCTAGCGAAATAAAGTATTCGTCTTTTATTTGATCCAAAACGATTTGACTTGGAATCGTATCCAAAGAAGAAAATTTTACGGTAACAGTTTTATTGATTATGGTTTCAGAAATATTTTCTACGAGCACATGAGCAACTCCACCTGGATCATTTTCTTCCGAATTGAAATGGTCTACAATCTGTGTAAGTTGAGAATTTGTCAAAGGAGCCACCGTTCCTTGGACTAGAATTTTTACTTCCCCATCTGTTTTTAAATTCTTAGCACTTTTAAAAACGGCTCTTTTTACAAAAGAAAACGTTTCGGTTTCTCCCACATACCAAATCGGAGTCCATTTAGAAGAAACACCTTCTGCATTTCTTAAACGGGCTCTAACCGAAGTTCTTGTCTCTCTATACTGACCTTGTTGAATCGGATTGACTTCTATATTAGAAATGTAATCGATTCCACTCGGAGGATTTTCTATTAGATTGATAGAACTCGGAACAACATTTCCTATCGGACCGTCAACTGTACATTGAACGAGTGCTTCTACAGTATATTTTCCTTGAACGTCCGCTGCTATACCTGCGGGAAGTATTAAGGATTCTTGAAGAAAGAATTTTATTCTTTGGTCTTCATTCCCGGAAGTAGTAACGATTAAAGCTTGTGGAATCTCACGATCTATCATAGATGGAAAAGAAGAACCAATTCTAACCTTAATGATTGCGGGAAGAGCCGGTTTCCATTTCATTCCTCTGCGAATTAAATGTTCGTGCAAAGCATCGTCTTCCGCCGTATGAGGATGAATCGCTTTCTGGATAGAAACAAGATTATCATCGATAAATAAAAATACAGCATTTGAAACGGCTCGCAAAATTGAAAAAGTTTTTGAAGTAGGACTAAACGTATGATTTTTGAATACTCCAGAAGTTTTTACACTTTGAAGATGTTCATTAAGAACTTGTTCTTTAGTTATATTTAAATTCACTGATTACCTCCATCATAAATTTTAATTTTATAAAATACTAATATACTTTTCATTTTGAAACGTTAATCTATAAATAAGTCAAAAATTCAATTAGAACATTTTTCAAATCTTCGGTCTAAAACGTAGGAATTCCTACGTTTTTTAACTATACCCAAAAGAGTTTTAAAGTCCATGTAACATAGAAATAGACATAATTTGTGGGAACTCTTACATTTTTTTAAAAACTTGCCGGGCAGCTTTTCAGTTTTTGGAATATGCAATGAACAATAAGATGTCATAAATTCCACCCCTAAAATCGTTAATACACCGTCATACAACTATAAACAAAAAGAGCTTTAGTAAAAATTCTCTATATATAGAATATTATAATATTTAAATTTATTTCATTAAAATTCCATTTACAGATTCTCCCGTTTTTAATCGGAAATCAACTACAAGCCGTCTTTCCTCGTCAAGGACCACATTTATCGATTGAGAATCTATAACTGGATGAAATTTAAGAATCCTCTCCGCGTCTTGGATCCGTTCCGATAACTCATCGTATTCCGTAGAATTCTGAGCAATCCTTTGTCTACTGTAAATCTCCGGATAGTCCACATCATCAGCTACTGTCATTTCAAACATCTCTCGAATTTCAGACAAAACGATTCGAACTGAGTTACTGTCGCTTAACAAATCATTATCAGAAGGATCTAATGTTAGATCTCCGAATTGTATAGAATCATTTGCAAAATCGATCATCAGGTGCCTGCCTTAGGTTTGTTAGAAACGGAAGGACCAACAGGAGTATCTACGTAATCAGTTAAATGGGTTGATAGACCTACGGAATTAGAAGACCGAGCAAAAGCGGTCACTTCCTTTTCTGCCTCCATCTTTCCGGTAGTTTTAAAATCTCCGTCCTGTTCTATATTTCCCTGAATCTTAAGCGGCTTACCGTCCAGATCCAAAAGAAAACCTTCTTCGTTTATAGTTAATTTAATTATATTATTATAATTTATAAAAGTTTTATTTTCGTTAATTTCAATTTCTACTTTATCTGCAACTTTTGTTTTAATTGAATCAATTTTTTCAAAACTAAATGCGGTATATCTTTTTTCGATATTATCTCTTGCTATCAAAAGACATTTAGAACCCTGCATTGGAACTACCGGTTCGGTCCAAGTAACGTTATAAATGAAATCTTCTGCAACCTTTACTGTTAGAAGTCTATTTTCGGAATCGACAGAATCTACAATTCCTAATTTAGGAAAGAAAATAGGAAAACCTATTTTCCATGCCTGGACGATTGCTTGTATAATGGTTTTATCAGCCATTGAATCCTACTTTATTTTTTTCTATTTGATTTTGAAGATCCCGTCTTAGGAGGTTCATAATAAAAGCCTGGAAAAATTTCTTGCCTATAACCTTCTTTATTGAATTTTTTAATCACTTTATCTACAAACGCCTTAGCGCTTCTAGACGAATCATCCGGATCTTGAACGTCAATGATCTGAGAATGAGTGATCGAAGGAAAACCGAAAGAAACAAATTTTCCCTTAAAACCAGAACCACATTTTTCATTAAAAATTTCTTTTGCTCTTTTTTCAGCTCCTTGAGAATCCAATCCATCGATTTCGTAATAACAAGTTTCACCTGTTCCATAAGCTCCACTATATGTTTGTCCGGTTCTGGGGTTTTCTCCTCTTACAATAATTTGGAACGGTTTACTTTCCAAAGGAGTAAGTTCGTCTTGAATAATATTTTTTCCAAAACGAAAGACAGGAAATGTTTCTTGAGATCTATTTGAATTTTGAGTTTTATTTTTTTTAGAAGAAAAACTTAAATCAGTATGTTTATAAGCTTTTTGAATCACCAATTTCCAATCGTGGAAAAAAACGTCCACACCGTGAGTTTTCTTCAACTCAGATAACGCATAACGTGCTGATTTTCTGGCACATCTAATATCTACCGTTTGTTTAATATCTGAATCGCGAACAATAATTGAAATATCCGATTTAATTTGAGGATGAATACAGTCATTTAAAAAAACCATTAACGGTTTTTGATGATAGTCCTGTGTCATCATCTTACGTTGACAAAAGAAAAACGGGTCTACACATTTTAACTCAAGTGGAACCTTGGGACTGATCTCCAATATATAACCGTTAAACTCGCTTAAAAGCCCATATTGAGAATATCCCGCTTTCCAAGTAACTTTTGAGAACTTTACGATCGAATCTTTTTTTAAATTCTTATACTTAGGAAGTTTAACCGTAAGTATATCGGTAGGAATCTCTCTTGAAGATTCTAATATAACTTCCGTTATTGCTGGAAATTTTATATTCGATATTTCTAATTTTTGATTTAAGGTATACATTACAAGGTCATCCTTCTTTTCGCGTTTTGAAGTTCGCCTTTGGAAACGAAAGCCTGTATAAAAAGAGTTGATCCTACATTTTCATAAGGTTGTATATTGGAATTATTCTCGCGAATTTTACCCGAAAAATGTTCCGTTCCGTAATAAAGAAAACTGATGGATTCGTATGTTTCTCCGTCTGCAATTGTATGAAGACGATCTTCTGTCAACGGTTCGGGAATTTCTATTAAAACTCCAACTCTAAGATTTTTCCAATCTTCTATCTGAGGATTCTTATCTAAGATCAATCTCCAAATTTCCCATTTTCCATAATAACGAGCGGAAAGTCTTTGTAGAGTATCGTTGTTTTTAAGAACGTAAAACTGACTCATAAAGAAGACTCCACTACACTGTTTTTAGCTTCTACAGAAGCAAGATCCAAATCATATTCCTCATCGGACAAAAAAGTGATAATAACTTCTTGTTCATATTGAATAGGAGCATTTAAAAGTTCAAACTTTTGGCAAACTACATTCGTAATTCCTAATACTCTTAACATGGCATGAGATAACGAAAGCGTTTCTTCTTGCTCCCAAAGATCCCGTAGTTCTCTCATTTTTTGTCTCATAGTTTTAACCAAAGGATTTGTAGGAGCTGCAAAACTACCAGCCCCATAAGTCGAAGCAAGAATGGTAAATTCTACCGTAATCGTCCAATCTTTGTATCCGGTAAGTTCTTTGATAGTTCCGTTCTTTCCTCCAGGAATAGAAGTCATAACGATTTCCTTTTCTCGATGCGCTTTGATCTTAGTACCAGAAGGAAACTCGTATCTATTACCGGACCAACTCACTTTCAATCGATCTATATCTCCCGTTATTACTTCCAAGGGAAGATACCCTGCAGGAAGTATGGGTGGTGTAATTCCTCCGATCATATTAGTTCCATCTCCTCAAATCGATCCAATTCTTGAAAAATTGCATCCGTAATCATTTCGCCGATTTTTTTCTTATCCATAGTTTTATTTCCGATTACAAGTTGACCAATGACAGATCCTATATTTGTGTTTGAAGTTATATTCGATTTTCCTGATATAACTTCAGAATTTTCTTTATTTTCCAATGTTCGTTTAATAATTCCTTTGGAATCGGTTGTCAGAACCTGATTGAATCTTTGAAGAATTGGATTGATTTTAGGAATTTCTGATTCCATTCCCGAAGAAAATGCTGCGACGGTAGCCCTGCCCGATTTGGTCAAAGTAGAAAACGGTCCTTCCTTAGCGTCAGAATTTGGGAACAACCTTTTTGTTTTTTCTAATACATCTATTACTTTATTATAAACTACTGACTTACCAGAAGAAATTCCTTCCGAAAACGTAGTTACGGTTTTAGTTCCACTTTCTTGAATAAAATTCAATCCAGATTTAAATCCGTTAGACATTTCTCTTAAAAAAGAGACTAACGTATTACTTTTTTGTTTCATTCCTAAGATAAAAGTATCGATAAACGCAGAACCTGAATCACTAAGTCTTGAAAGAGGTCCTTCTAAAGCGTTAGAATGAGGTAGATACCGATTGATAGACTGCATCACATCATGAATCGTAGATTTTAAGTCCGCAATAGAATCCTGAATTCCTTCCGAAAAAGCAATAAAAAGATTTTTACCGGAATCTTTCATACGATTACGAATGTTTCCAATCACGTTACTAAGCGCTTGCCAAATCAAACTGTATAAACCGAAGATTGGATTGACCATAGCAAGAACTAGAATTTCTTGAATCCCAGAAGGAAGATTCGAAAATATGCTGAAAATTGAATCTACTAACTTTTCAAAAAAGTTAACTAAAGAATTCCACGCCGAAACAATCCAGGAAGGGGCATTGATGATCGGTTGAATATAGGGATAAATATTAGAAAATGCTTTTGCAATTATAGTCCCTACCGATGAGAAAATATTTTTAATTTTATCCCAATTTTCATAGATCATTAACGGAATGCCTACGATTGGCATAAACCAAACAACTAATAACTTACCAAAACCGGAAAGATTACTCCAAGTATTTACGATCCAATTCCAAGTTTTGACCGCAGTTGTTTTTATATCATCCCAATAAGTGATGATTAAAGCCAGTGCTGCAACAATACCTACTACCGCCAGTCCAATCGGATTAGACATTACCGCAACTTTCAAAGCGGCGAACAAACCAAGAGCAACCGACTTTAAAATTATTAAAGCGCCCGCTCCAAATAATATCCCGCCGCCTAACATAAAAAAGGTTCCTGCAAATTCTGCGAGTTTAGGATTTTCGCCAAGAAACATATTTACTTTGCCTATTCCGTCAGCCAATGTTCTAAATATATTTTTAAGAACAGATTCTATGATTCCGAATTTTACAAGAGCGGAATCTTCTATGCCCTTTCCTAAAATTTTTTTAAAATTATTCCAAGATTCGGAAGCTCGATTGAACTGAAACGGAAAAGAATTCATTTTTTCCGATGATAATTGAAAATCTGTTATATTACTGAAATCTAATTGATTGATGTCTGCGTTAAAATTCTTGACTTGTTTACCAGTAGAAATCAATTGTTCTATTAAGTCCGAAAAATTTCCACCGGTTGCCAAAGTGACATTTGCCACGGTTCCGACTAACGCATTTAAATCGGAAGAATTCAAACTTTTGAATGAAGATTTTATTTTATTCACACTGGCAAGAATTGTTTCCACCGGAATACCGGTTTCGTCGGAAAGTTGAAAAGCGGATTTAGAAATATCTCCAACTTCTTTAACAGATAAACCGAGTGATTGTAAATTTTTTTCCAATTTCAAGGATTCTGTTCTAGCGTCGTATAAATCCTTACAAGTTTTTGCGATTGATACTCCTATATCTAAAATAGCAAAACCTCTTTTCATGCTCATAAAAGAAGAATCCACTTCTTGAACGGATTTTTTAAATTGTTCTGAATATTTTTTATTTTCACCGATCAACTGCCTCATACTATCCCACTTGCCGTTGATCTCGTTAATTTTACTGGAGGCGAGATCCGCTATTGTAAAAACAATTTTCAATTCGTTTGTATTCGTATCGGCCATACCTCGCCTCCCGTAATGTTTAATCCCCGTTAAACGCCTTAACTATCGCACGCGTTAATGTGTTGATCTCTATTTGTTGCACAAATTCTAATTCTGCAGCCAGCTGAGTTTCGTAATTTTCGCGTTCGTCTCCGTCTTCGGGGTATTCTATCTTTCTTCCAGGAAAATAATACATTATAAGAACGTCTAACGCACCATTTCCGGTCTTTAGAAGCCTAAGCTTCTCTCCTATAACTTTTTTGCCGTTACCTCTTGGGTTGTTGCAGTCAACTCGATCAGTTTATTACTGATTGGGATAAATATACCAGGAGAATCCTGAGCCCACCCATTTACGATTTCAAAATTAGGATATAGACAACACTGACCAGTGAGACGTTGTGCGACATCGGTTTGTTTTTCTTTTCTAGCTTTCTCTAAGGTTTCATCTACTTGAGTTTTATTTGGTACTCTGCAGATAATTTTCCTACCTTCGCCCGCATCTAAAACGTGAAGACCCCCTTTATCAGCAAAATGAGATTTAATCGCTTCGATCGCGTCTTTATTACGTAAAATAAAATCGTCGTCTATGTTCTGATAAGGTTGAGGGAGTTTTTCAAAAGCGTCCTTAAGAGCAGGAATTGAACTAATTAATGGATTCATTATATACCTTTATTTCCTTAATTTCTAAATTATAACCAACGTAGTCACGCAAACGAAATGACAGGAATCGAAAGCAAAGCAATTTCCAAAGGAACCGCTACCGCTCCCGAATTTCCACTTTTAAAATCCGCAACGTACTTTGTAATTTTTACGGCAGGTGCAATGTATTTGAAGTCAGGTCTTCCTTCTGCTTTCAAGACCGCAGTCAACGGAGCAGGTGGAAGTTTTTCAATCAGACCTCCATAAGGAGCAGCAAGAACGGTTAAACGATCTAGCTCTTCAAAATAAATTTCCGCGCTTATGCTACGTTTATAATTCTTAGTCGTGTATCCTACAATCTCACCTGATTTTCCGTAAGTTAATTCAATTTCGACTCCATGATCAAATTTGAATCCGGAAAAGTTCACCATATCATATCCGAAAAGTTTCAGTTCAAGATTGGTGAAGCTATAGTTTTCCTTTACTACTTCTATTGCCATTGTTGACTCCTATTTGGGTGTGGCGAAAGAGGTTTCCCATTCGATCGCTTTGGTTCTATTGCTAACATACATCTTGCATTTTGCTTTTAAGATCCGATCGGTGTTGAACGTTTTATTCGGATCCAAAACAATTTCATGACCGGAAATTTCTTTTCTACCAGGAGCTTCCATTTCCGCTGAAATTTTGGAATCGATGTATGCTTTCAAATAATCTAAACCACCAGACCCAGAATCTACTTCTGTATCCATGTTCAAGAATTGAAGAGACTCACGATAAAGAATACGATGCATTTTATCAGCGCGTCTTCTTTCAGGAAGTTCCTTGAAATCTGAATCGCTTCCTGCTTTGATTTTATCTCTTGCGATAAAAATCCCGTCGTAGTCGTCGTATTGTTTTAAAACCATCAGACCCATATCATGAAGAAGATCTATATAGTTTCTATATCCTTCGTCCCAATAACGGATTTCTGAAAACGTAAGAGAACGCATATCCCTAACATAACCGATAGAAACGTTAACCGGAGTCGCGGCAATTTTTGCGGTAGCCATAGTTGCAAAGTTTCTCCAAGTTCCGATAGAATCACCTGCAGATTTAACAGCGGAATAACCACCTGAAGCGTTCACACCACCCTTGATATAACGCGCTTCACCAACTGCGATCATCACTCTACCTTTAGGAGAAGCAAAAGGTTCGAACTCGTCTTGGATGTATTGAAAGTATTGTGGAATTGTTTCCGATTCTATCCTACTTCTTGCTTCCAAGATCATAAAAGAAGGAAGGTGATGTTCCGTTTCCATCTCTTCCAGAATAACGTTACACGACATCGCAAAAGCTCTAGAAGCAGGACCTAAAACATGAATCCAATATGAGCCGTATTCTCTTTTTAAAACTTCAATTGCTGCAAGCTTTGAAGCGTTAGACGCCGTTGGTCCGGTAATTATAAAAGTGAATGTATCACCTAACCTAAACGTGTTTGCAGGAGTGGAAGCATTCGTAAAAGTAGTACTGACCCCCACATCCAAAGAAATTGCAGAACCGCTTGAAGGAATAATCAAAGGAGTGGAAAAGTTCACACCTCCGTCTACGGATTTACGATATTCCGCATTACCACAAGCTCCCGCTTTTGTGATTTTAAGTACTACAACTCTACTACCTGTTGGAGTTCCGGAAGTTGTAGGAAGAGCCGCTTCTCCTCCACCGACTTTGGTAGGAGTTCCTACACTGCCGACTAAGTCGTTGAATGGACGAACACAAAGAACCGGCACCGGTTTTTGACCTTTCGATTCGTCAAATTCATCGAAAAATTGCTCCAAGGCATCCACAAGTTCTCCTCTTCCAAAAACGTCCTTGGCTTGAGGAGTGTTATTGATGACGTAAACTCTGTTGGCATCGCCGGTCTCAGCGGTACCCACTTTAGAACCTACACGATCCGGTTTTACGTCATTGAAATTGATCCCACCATCTTGATGATAAGTAGTCACGTTGCCTGTTGACATTGATACGCTCCTAATAAAAGAGCAACTGAGTAGAATAGCGGACGAGCCGCTCTTTATAATTATATTCAAGATTCTGATTTGACTCGCTCACATTTCCTTTAACAAAATTTCTTCTTCCATGTGAACAGTTTCTTGTTCCCAGGTAGAATTTTTCATTTTGCCTAAATTGATACCCGAAAACTCTTGATAGGCGTTTTTAAGAATTTCTTCATTGACGTCTTCTTCAGGTGTTCTACGCAAATGATTCAAAAAACCTGCGGCTAAAGCCGACGTAATTTCGTACTTTTTAATAAACTCAACTGCTTTCATTGTTCCTCCGATGTTACTATTTCTGTTGGCTCTTCGATCTGAAAGGTTCCCTGAGCCAGAGTAGGAACCGATTCCGTTTCAAAAAGTCCGTCGTTAAAAAAGATTTCCGTAGTTAATTTATAAAATCCTAAATTTTCGGAAGGATCGGAGCTAATAGAAAAAATACCCGGCTTTACTTCGACTGTGACTCCGTAAGGAGTAATAAATTTCCGTTGATTAGAAAGAAAAATTAGAATCTGATCAAAAATTCCCAAAAACCCAGAACCGCAATGACCCGAAGAAGGAATATCTTTTAAAGGATTCTGCATCCAAAAATTAATATAATATTTAAATTCTTGAATATAATGTCTTTTTAAAAAACGAATATTTTTAATACCGTTTACAAATTCGGAATCCAATCTCTGAAACCGTCTTCCGTCCATAGTCGAAACAAGTGGAGATTGAAAGATTATACAAAAAGGGAATAAATTTGGATAATCGTTTACGTTTGGAACAGATTGAAAAATCCTATTTTCAGAAAACAAAAAAATCGGGTCCGCAGAAGGCGTTTCCGGTAAGGTTTTAATCGATAAAATTAAAGATCTTAAATATTCTAAATGACTAATTCTCAT